TGAGGCAAAAGACTACAACGAATACCGGACTCGTGTTGACTACCTGTACAGCATCTGTAAGAAAAACGGCCTAGCAGTCGACTCTCAAAACAAGAATCCTAGCCGCCTAAGTCGCATGCCAGGGGTTATCCGGAATGGCCACAAGCAATTCCTTATCGATACCAACATCGGTAAAGCTAGCTGGGATGAATGGTACAAGCATATCGAAGACTTAAACGATGATTTGCCGGACCCAGAGGGGCTAGAAGATTTCTGGAACAACATGCCAGACCTTGCTCCGGAGTTAATCCATGGCGTATTACGTCAAGGTCACAAAATGCTGATGGCCGGACCGTCTAAAGCCGGTAAGTCATTCGCACTCATCGAGTTATCCATCGCAATCGCAGAGGGTAGCAAATGGCTTGGATGGCAGTGTGAAAAAGGGCGGGTCCTCTATGTCAACCTAGAGCTGGACCGAGCATCTTGCTTACACCGGTTCAAAGACGTTTATCAAGGCCTTGGAGTTGCACCGCACAACCTTGGTAACATCGATATTTGGAACCTGCGTGGTAAGACCGTGCCAATGGATAAACTAGCACCTAAGCTTATCCGTCGAGCAGCCAAAAAACATTACACAGCGGTCATCATTGACCCGATTTACAAGGTCCTAACCGGTGACGAGAACAGTGCTGATCAGATGGCACACTTTACCAACCAGTTTGACAAGGTGGCCACAGAGTTAGGCGCATCCGTTATCTACTGCCACCACCACTCTAAAGGTTCGCAGGGTGGAAAGAAATCCATGGACCGTGCAAGTGGTTCCGGGGTATTCGCCCGCGACCCAGACGCCCTAATCGACCTAGTAGAACTTGAAATAAACGATAGTCTAGCTACTCAACAGTTAGATAAGGCCAAATGCCAAATCTACAAAGAGAGCATCTTAGAGCTCAATAAGCGATACTACGAGAAGTATATCGGCCTGGATGACCTAGAGTCGGCTTATCAGATGAAAGAACACGCGCTCAAGGCAATCACCACTTCTCAATACTACGACGTCAACCAACGCATTAAGGCAGCTGAACGTGAGCAGAAACAACGGACTGCTTGGAGAGTTGAAGGGACGCTCCGAGAGTTCGCGAAGTTCGAGCCAGTCAATATCTGGTTCGGTTATCCAGTACACACAGTCGATGACTCAGGCGTCCTAAATGATGTCGAGCCGGAGGATGCTCAGCCGACCTGGAAGAAGAATTTCGACAAGAGAAAATCTCCTGATGAGAAGAAGGAAGAGCGCAAGCATTCGTTCGATACGGCTTATAGCGCACTCAATGATGGCATCGAGCCGGTTACGATTGACGGCCTGGCAGAGTACCTAGGTATCTCAGATAAGACAGTTAGACGTCGTGTGAAGGAAGCCGGTAGTTATAAAATTGAAGGTAATTCTGTTATCAAAGTAGACTAGAAAAAACAGTCATGGACAAGACAAAATCGAGGACATTTTTCGAGGACGTCCTCGACGGACATTTTCGATTTTGTCCGTGTCCGAAGCTCGAAAATGACCTTTGGACAAACTCGAGACATTTTCGATTTTGTCTCCGGGACAGACACGCTATACCTCTTTCGAGGGTAAATAAGCGGGTGTCCCTGGCAGGTCCAAGGCAAGAACAGGAACAGGAACAGGGGGCTAAGGCTCCGCCCCCTGTAACCCTGTCCGTGTCTGTCCTTGCCAAAGCGCGATAAAAAGAGAAAAAATTTTTTGAGGTGAAAATTATGCGGAAGAAAAAACAACGTTCAAAAAAACTGGATGTGGCGAAAAAAATGCCGCCACTTTATCACACCATTCCAGGCAAGCCGTTCTCGCTAGAAGAATCCGAGGTACTAGAGTGGCTATCGAGTCAAGGCGAGTTGCAACTGTGGTTATTCAATCAGCTGAGCTATGCGGGATACATCGAATACGACCCAGAGACTGGACTATGGAGTGGTATCGAATGCTAGAGTTCTTTATCCCACTTAAAAAGATTCCGACTGTCACTCATCAGCAAAAGAAAGCAGCAGTCAAAAACGGCAAGCCTTTCTTCTACGAGGATGAAAAGCTCAAGCAGGCAAGAGAGTTATTCATGGCCCATCTGTCGAACTACAGGCCTGATACAAAATTAGAGGGGCCTATTCGGCTCACGACTAAGTGGCTATTCCCTCTAACGAAAGGTAAACGGAATGGCGAGTATAAAGTTACTAAGCCGGACACCGATAACCTCATCAAACTCTTTAAGGATTGCATGACGAAACTTGGCTATTGGTATGACGATGCTCAAGTCGCTAGCGACATCATCGAGAAGTTCCACAGTGAGGTGGTCGGGATATACGTAAAAATCGAATCATTGGAGATGGGGACATGGACATGATAATTATATTAGCTGCTATCACAGCATTCATATCACTAGGATTGCTGGTATCGGATGTGCGATTCAACGAAAAAGGAGAAAATGACAATGAATGATTTAATCGAAAAAGTAAATCAATGGTTCTTTGACCGAGACCTTGCCGAAGGAGATGGCTTAGGTCAACTACAAAAACTGCATGAAGAGATCTATGAGCTGGCCGAAGCTCGTATAGTCAATGATTTCTCTGCTGAGGTGGATGCAGTTGGAGACATTACAGTGGTCTTGATTGGCTACTGTCTCCAGCGCGGCTTAAACTTCGAGCAATGCCTAGAGTCGGCCTATAACGAAATCAAAGACCGGACTGGTAAAGTCGTGGATGGGGTGTTCGTTAAAGATGAGTAATATTACCGTATATTCAAAACCGAACTGCATGCAGTGCGAGTTTACAAAGAAATGGCTGCACAACAATGGATTGCCTTACACCGCTATCGATGTAAGGCAAGACGAGCTGAGCTTGGATTATATCAAGCGCCTAGGATATCAAAATCTACCTGTGGTGGTAGTGGACGATGGCGACAAGCACTGGTTCGGATTCCGACCAGATCTGTTAGAAGAATTGAAGGAGAGATAAAAATGGCTACATATAAAATTTGGTATTGCGAAAACTTTGAACAGTATACATATTTGATGCAACGTCTTGAAGAGAGGGGATGGATTTGGAACAACCGTAATCTTCCCACTGAATGGACTCCTAGAATCGTCGTCGACGTAACAAAAGAACCCGTCTACATTGTTGGGAATACCTGCTATAAGCTCATCTCGTTCTCTGAATCGTTGGAATCCATCGGCTTGGCAGTTGATGTCATTCGAGTGAAGATACCTAAGGCTGATAAGGTGGATGAGGAAGCAAAGACTGAATCCGACGTAATCCAGCCAGGACATTACAATCAAGGTGACATGGACCTCTTCGAGATTTTCTACCACCAGTATCCGTTCAACGAGTTTAGAACAGGTATGCGAATGATTGCTGCGCGTTACTATCACAGATACCCTGACAAGAACGGACTGCAAGACTACGACAAAGGCGATGAAGTGATGCGTCGTTTGCGTGAGTACGAGGAGCGAGAAAAACATGGCAGATAAGCTAGAAATGAAAATTCGTAAAGAGCATCGAGACTTCCTTAAGAGAAAGGCTCAACAGTACCGTAGACAAGCGATGAGGCACGCCTATGACAATCCTAAGCGGTATAACGAGCTGGTATACGAAGCTCGCCAATTCGACCTCTGTGCTGGGCTGATTTATAGCGAGGAGGATGATTGATGGAGAATCTGACCAAAGAACAGCTTACCGTCATCTCTCAGGTAGTTAAATCTGAACTCGATAAAGACCAGAAACGCAAAGCCAAAGAGTTGAAAGATTACCGATTAAGGAATACAACACTCTTAGTCAAGAACTATCGCATGCTGAGAGTGCACTGTGATACCATCGTGGAAGATTTAGAAGTCTATGAGGATTCCGTCTATGATCCACAGGAGCTGACACTGAACACTCTGATGAAGTACAAGGCCCGGACAGCAAAAATGCTGGACTACTTCGATAGCATCTTCCGGGCCTATCACGAACTGGCTGAACGAGATACCGAAATGATGCTGAGACGATGGAAGACCGTCTATCAAATGTATGTCGGGCCAGATAAGCATACTGCAGTCGATATGGCTGAATATTACGGTGTGGACGAGCGGACAGTATATCGCTATCTCAATAAAGCTTTCGATGAGCTATCAACGCTGCTATGGGGCATCACTTCATTCGATGATTTTGAATGAGGGGTGTCAAAAAGGTGTCTTGAACCTGTCATCCTAAAGGTGATAGAATGATAGCGTGATAAATTGGAAGTTAGCCTACTTGATTCTAATTTGTCTTCCTTTTTCTTCAAGGAGAATTCCTGACGCAGAAAGCCGAGCTGAACCATATCAGCTGGGCTTTTTGTTTTATAAATTTCGGAGGTGATGGAAAATGACGGAATTATCGCTTAAGCAAAAGAAATTCGCCGATGAGTACATCATCAGTGGTAATGCTACTAAATCGGCTATTGAGGCTGGTTATTCGAAGAAAACCGCCGAGAGTATCGGAAGCAGATTGTTGAGAAATGTTAAGGTTTCTGAATACATCAGCAAACGAACTCAAGAGGTCTTCGAAGAACGAGCAATGAGTGTCGCCGAGGCCCTGGCCATCTCTGCTAGCATTGCGCGAGGGGAAATCCAACAAGGGCAAACTAAGAAGAACGTGAAGGTGTATGTAGGTGACCAGGTCGAAGAAGAAACCGTCACAGAGACAGTATATGAATTCACTCCGACGATTGAAGAACGTCAACGGTCGCTAGATCATATCCTCAAGGTAAACGGAGCTTACCTGGACCGGAAAGAAATTGACGTTACCGGCATGGTTCAATTCATCGACGACATCGGAATTAGTGATGATGATGGCGAATAAAAAGCGAATGAGCGATTTTATTCCGAAGGCCTTTCATTCGGTTTGGCGCGCGGCATTTGACCCTGCCAAGCTACACGTTGTCTGCAAAGGTGGCCGCGGCTCCGGTAAGTCCTCTGACATTGCGCATATCATCGTCCAAATGATAATGCGATACGCGGTGAACGCCGTCTGTATCCGGAAGGTGGACCGTGACCTGCAAGAATCGGTATTCGAGCAAACCATGTGGGCCATTGAAGAACAAGGCGTCAGACACCTGTTCAAGATCAACAAGTCCCCGCTCAAAATAACTTATGTGCCTCGCGGGAATCAAATCATCTTCAGAGGCTTGCAAGACCCGAACCGTCTAAAATCCTTAAAGTCTAGCCGGTTTCCCTATGCAATAGCTTGGGTCGAGGAGTTGGCCGAGTTTAAGGCTGAAGATGAAATTAAGATTGTGACTAACTCTATCCTTCGTGGCGAATTGCCTGAAGGTCTTTTTTATAAGTTTTTCTACACATACAACCCGCCTAAGCGCAAGCAATCATGGGTTAATAAGAAGTACAACACTGCGCTATTGCCGGCTAATACGTTCGTGCACCACTCGACCTATCTCGACAATCCTTGGATAAGCCAAGCCTTCATCGAGGAAGCAGAGGCCACAAAGGAACGGTCACAACGTGCCTATGACTGGGAGTATGGTGGAGAGGCAGTCGGGTCAGGGGTATCGCCATTCGAGAACTTGGTATTCCGAACAATCTCGGATGACCTGTTTAATTCCTTTGACAATATCCGCCAGGGCGTGGACTTTGGTTACGCCAATGACCCGCTGGCTTTTGTACGCTGGCACTACGACAAAAAGAAACGTCGTATCTATGCCATGGACGAACATTATGGTGTTAAGATTAGCAACCGTGCTCTTGGTGAATGGCTGAAGAGCAAAGGTTACAACCAGGTTGAAATAACTGCCGATAGCGCCGAGCCCAAGTCCATAGATGAGTTAATCTATGAGCACGGCATATCGCGCGTCAGAGGGGCTAAAAAAGGGCCAGATAGCCGAGAGTATGGTGAACGCTGGCTTGATGATCTATACGAAATTATCATCGACCCGAAACGCACACCAAACCTTGCAAGAGAGTTTGAGTCTGCTGATTACGCAGTCGACCGAGACGGTAACCCTAAATCTAAACTAGAAGAAGTAAACGACCACACGATTGATGCCACAAGATACGCATTCGAAAACGACATGCGTCAACCTAGCATCTCGACCTCGTGGGATTAAGTAAAGGAGTGAAATAATGGCGAAATGGTTTGACTGGCTCAAGGAGCGAATGTTAATTGCACTTGATGTGGATGAGAAATCAATCTTAGAAATTGAGGTCAATCGTCACCTTGGTAGCGAACGGTATAGATTGCTGCACAAAGCGAATGAATACTATCGCAACCACACTGACATCGAGCGGAAGATGCAGGATGTGTCTTGGAAATCGAACAATAGACTGCGCCTGGGGCTTTTTAGAAAACTGGTTGACCAAAAGGTTGGCTACCTACTCTCGAAGGCGCCTAGTGTGATGTATGGCGATGATTCAGAAGAAGAATTGAAAGTCAAAGAGTTTATTGACGAGTTCTTCGATGAGCATTTCCTTCGTAACCTAAAATCAGTGGGACGCGATGCAGTTATTAAAGGTGTATCATACGGCCTGGTCTATTATGACGAGGAAGGCTCACTTCGTATGACTAAGATTCCTGGCGAGCAGGTGATTCCTTTCTATGCTGACGAGCGGCGCGAGGTCGTGGACGCTTTCTTGCGGATCTACAATCAAGAGGTCTACACCTTGATAGGCAAGAAGCAAGAGATTCACGTTGAGTATTGGAATACCGAGGGCATCACTTATTACAAATGGGAATCGGGGCATTTGCAACCTAACAAGGCGTATGACGGCATTCAGCCTCATTTTCGATACATGGATGAAAATGGACAGGTCCATAATTACAGCTGGGAACGAGTGCCGCTAATTGTGTTCAAATACAACGAGAACGAGCAATCATTCTTGGACCAGGTTAAGTCTATCATCGACAACCTAGAGTTGCAGGCGTCGGTCAATGCCGACTTGCTAGCGGATATTCCGAAATTCATCTATGTTCTAAAAGAATACGGCGGCGAGAATCTAGAACAGTTCCTTAACAATCTCAACAAATACAAGATGATTAAGGTTCATGGTAACGGTGGGGTTGATAAACTCCAAGCAGACATTAACACCGAGGCCGTCGAATCAGAAATCGCACGTAGCCGTAAGATGTTATACGAGGCCGGTCGGGCGATTGACACTCAAGACGAGAACTTAGGTAACGCTAGTGGCCAGGCTCTCAAATGGCGATTTACAGACCTTGATTTAGATGCTAACGATTTTGAGAATGGTCTACAGAGTGCGATTATTCATCTGATGTGGTTCGTGGTGAACCATATCAAGAACCGAGCAGGGCTAGTAGTGGATATGAAGTTGTTCCATTACACCTTCAATAGAGACGTGATCACGAACGAGTCAGAGGCTATCCAAGACGCGCAGAACTCTGTTGGTATCTTAGATGCTCGCACGATTCGTGAGCAGCATCCATGGTACACACCTGAAGTTGAGGCACGATTGGAAGAAGAGAATAAGCAAAATGCTGAAAAGCAGGACGATTATAATTTCAATAGCCATGGACACGACCACCCGCCGGAAGAGGATACGAAGTCAAAAGAAAAGGAGTGATAATCGATGGCTAGCCACAACTACTGGCTGAAGCGAGCGTCACTCCAAGACTCTCTTATGCGAGCAACTGAAGACGAAACAATTAAGCGAATCAATGACCAGCTAGCCATCCTTGAAGATGACCTGGTCAAAGAGATTCACACTTTCTATTCGCGCTATGCTCAAGATAACCGAATGACTCAAGCCGACGCGATGAAGTACCTGACAGACGACGAACTGAAAGAATTTCAAAACGTTAACCTGGCGCGGTTCCGAGAAATGGCCTTAGATCCAAAGACTGACCCAGCCTTGTTAGATGCCTTGTCTTACCGTCACCGTATCTCTCGCAAGCAAGCGATGATTCACGAGATACAGCGTAGGACGGGAGAAGTGTATTCCAGCTCTGGGGCAATCTCAGCAACGGTTGGCAAAGGGCTCGCTAGTGGCTATATCAAGACTGCTGCTCAGGTAGGTAAGGATATGGCGCAAGCTGGTATATTATCTATCAAACCTGTTATCAAACTTAATGATGACCTGATTCTTCGCCGAATGTCGTCTAAGTGGTCCGGAAAAGAGTTTTCTAGCCGGGTATGGACCCAAGGGCAAGAACACTTTAATTCAATTCGAGAAACATTGGATAAGGCGTTAACTGGTGGTTGGAGCCTCGACAAGACGGTCCTGGAACTTCGTAAACGGACAGGTGTAGCAAGACATAATGCTGAGCGCCTGGTGCGAACTGAAATGACTGCTTACAACACCATGGCAAACTATGACATGTACAAGGCACTGGGGGCCAAGACATACAAGATTGAGGCTATCCTGGACTCCAAGACGTCAGCTATTTGCCGACATCAGAATAACAAAGTCTATCTTATGGATGATTTTGCACCAGGTACCACCGCACCGCCTTTTCATGTGCACTGTCGAAGCAAGATTATACCGACAACGTCTGAGGAAGAGTCAGAATTCCTGGAATCTAACGGCTATGGTTCGCCTGATGATTCTAGCGATGAGATAGACCAGGACGGTCAATCTACCTCTGGTCGCAAGCCGTCGCTTGACGAGGTCGTGCAAATGTATGCAGACCGGGCGAGAGAGTTGAGTGAGAAGTATGGTCTGCAGACTGTGGAACAGGTGCAGGCTATACGTAATTCGCCATCCGAACCCGACAAACACCAAGCGGATGCCTTGAGTAAAGAAAAATTGGCTGAGATAGCTAAGGTTGAGAGGGCCATAACTAAAGATATGAAAAGGATGGCCAAGGAGTCTGATGGGTATCTGGCCGGGCTCGAATTTCGTCTGAAGTCGCAGGAGTCACTAGCTCGTAAAATTATTTCTGACTCAATCAATGAGGGGATAAGCCTAAAGGAGGCTGCTAGCAAAATTCGCGACGTCCTTAGGTATACTACAATTTTTGACGGTGAGTCGTTTGTAGAAAACTATGAAACGATGAATAAGCTTTTAAATTCCGGAGAATATGGTATAATCAAAGTGAAGAATACTTGGCCACTACCATCTCCATACAAAGGAGTTAACACGACTTTGGAAAAAGACGGTACTCTATTCGAAATGCAATATCACACCAAAGAAAGCTTTGACCTTAAAAATGGTGAGTTGCATAAGCTTTATGAAGAGTTCCGTAAGGATGGACTTAGTGATGAAGAGAGAGCAAGCATCAGCAAAAAGATGTTTAATTTAAGTAATAAACTGAATCCGCCTAGAGGGATAGAAAATATCAAATCGAAGTAAGGTGATTGAAATGAAAAAGTACTATGTGACTACAAGTGAAAATCCTAAAGTACTCAAATTTGATGTTGATACTATGTATGTATTTGATGGTGGATGGAAAGCTAGTTTTTACTGGTTTGATAAAATCCTTGTAAGTGATTACGTCGATTTCGATGAAATAACAGAAGAAAAGGCCTACGAACTTATTGGTCGTATGGTCGCCTAATTCTAGCACCTTTCGAGGTGCTTTTTCTTTGCCCAAAAACGGAGGTGATCCAATATCTCGCAGACCAGCGTTACGGTCAACCGTCCTGAGCATGACGGCATAAACTGCTTATTTTTTATTTCTCCGGTGCCGTAACACCGAATAAAAACGAAGGGAAGATGTTTTATGAAGCGTGAAGAATTACGCGCTCTAGGCTTGACCGAAGAGCAGATTGAGAAAGTAATGGCCGAGCATGGCAAATCACTAACCGAGGTAAATGCTAAACTGTCCGCTGCAGAGGAGAGCAAAAAAGCATTGGAGACCCAGTTGGCGGCCCGCGACAAGGACATTAAAGAGCTCAAAAAAGGCTCGGAAGACAATGCCGAATTAACTAAGAAGTACGAGGAATTAGAGTCCAAGTACAAACAAGAGAAAGCTGACTACGAACAGCAAATTAAGGACACAAACCTAAATCATGCAGTAGACCTGGCCTTAGCTGGTAAAGTGCATGACACCAACATTGTCCGTGGCTTGCTAGACCGTTCGAAGCTGACTCTCGATGATAAAGGCACTCTTGGTGGCTTAGAAGAGCAGCTAAAGGGTCTGCAAGAATCTAAATCGTTCTTGTTCGTATCAGAGCCAAGTCCGGCTACTAAACAAGAACCGTCGTTCAGTGGAGCCACTCCGTCAGGCACAGGTGGAACAACTCCTTCAAGCGGCCAAGCGTTCATTGACGCCTTTACCGCGGACCTGCCTACCACTAAATAATAAGAATTGAGGTAAATTTTTATGGCAATTAACTACGCAACAGACTATCAACAAGCCCTACAAGCACGATACGCGCAAAACGGCTTGTTATACACTCAAAAACTTTGGAATTCACCAAGCAACTCTTTTTTGAAATGGGTTGGCCACAAGACAGTCAAAGTACCTAAATTGACTATCACAGAAGGCCGTCAAGACCGCGCACGTCGTACCATTACAAACGTAACTGCAAACTACGAGAACGAATGGGAAACCTACGAACTCACTAACGAACGTTACTGGAGTACATTAGTTGACCCATCCGACATCGACGAAACAAACTACGTCTTGTCTATCGCGAACATCACTCGCACCTTCAACGACCAAGAGAAGATTCCAGAGATGGACAAATTCATGATTTCTAAACTCTTCAGTCGTAAGTCTGCTTTGGACACTCAAAAGAACCAAATCAAGGAAGTCGAATTGACCGAAGACAACTTCTTGGCAACATTCGACGCACTTATGGAACAAATGGACGAAGCTGGCGTGCCTGCAGAAGGTCGTGTATTGTATGTGACACCTGCAGTAAAACGTATCATCAAGAACATCAAACAATTCGGTCGCACCGTCAACATCCATGGCCAAGGCCAAGTAATCGACCGTAGCATCGGACGTTTAGACGACGTGACAATTGAGCCAGCCGTTCCTTCTGACCGCATGAAGACAGCCTTCAACTTTACCAAAGGCGCTAAAGCTGAGTCTACTGCTAAGCAAATCCAAATGTTCTTGATTCACATCCCATGTATGGCTGCACCGCAAAAGTATAGCTTCGTTGGGTTAGATCAACCGAATGCAGCAAACAGTGGCAACTTCTTGTACTACGAACAATCACACGACGACGTGTTACTCTTCAATGTTAAGCACGAAGGGTTAGCATTCGTAACTAAGCCTTAGGAGGTAAATTATGGTTAAAGTTAGGAAAGAAAACCGAGTCCTGGACGTCTTCGAAGACGAAAAGGAAGTCTACAAAGCTAAAGGTTATGACATCATCGACTCAGTGACCGGTGAGGTTTTGGAACACGCTACAGGCGGCCGTACATTCACGACAGAAGAGTACAATGCTATTTTGGTAGAGTTGGCTCAAGTCAAAAAAGAATTAGACGAAACCAAAGCAGCGTTAGAGTCAGCAACGAAAGGCAAGGGTGGTAAGAATGGAAAAGCTAGCGACCCTAAAGGCGCTGACGCAGAGACGCCTGAGGCTGAATAACAATCTAGATTTAGCAGAGAGCGAGCACCTGGACTACCTCCTAGAAGAGGTGGTCCGCAGGGTGCTCAATTATTGTAATCTGGATGCTATCCCAGACGAACTCGACTATACGATTGCACGTATGGCAGACCTGGCACTTAAGCAAGCGCTCGGTCAACTCGACGGTGAAGCAAAAACTATCAAGGTTGGCGACACGTCTGTTAGTTTCGACGTCGACGCTGCAACCAAGGCACTTAATAATCTCATGGGAGATTTCGAAGGCGAGCTGAACGAGTTTCGCCGGGTGAGGTGGTAGCCATGGCTAAGATTAACAACGTGCTATCTAAGTCGCGTGGGGCTATCGAGTGGACTTACGATAAGCTCTTATCTGTCATGGAGCAGACGTCTTATCGTAAACCTAATGGCGCCACAGGCACTAAGTTTGGACCAGTGCAAGGCAAGGCCAACATACCTTGCCGAGTATCGGTTCAACGGCTAAATAACACGACGACCGAGGAGGCTAATAAGCTTGAAGTAGTCGAAAAGTTATTCTGCCAGCCGGATGTCGAAATCAAAGCCGGAAGTAAGCTACTCATTGGCGACGTTAAGTACACCGCTACAAACGAGCCTTTCGTCTATCCAACTCATCAGGAAGTGGTGATAGAGCGTGGCGGATGGGTATGATTATTCAGAAATCGAAGCCTTCGGAAAGCGATTGGATAGAGCTCAAGAAATCATGGACGAACTTTTCCAAGAAGCTATAAAAGAGATTGCTTTGGACTTTCTTGTGATAGCGAAAGGAAGGACGCCTGAAAAAACGGGGCTGCTCAAAGATCGCTGGAGAATTGGCGAAATCCAAAAACAAGGCAATAGCTACACAATTGAAGTGTTCGATAACACTGAGTACGCTAGCTTTGTTGAAAGTGGACACCGAACCCGAAAAGGGAAGGGAAAAAAGAGTTCTCGCATTAACTCAAAAGCTTGGGTCGAGGGACGCTTTATGATGAAGCTAACCGAGGACGATATAGCGATTAGAATGCCTGGATATCTCAACAAACTATACGACAAATTAGCAGAGGAGTTGTTTAAGAACCTTGGATAACGTAAAGAGTCTCTTAATCGCTCAACTGCGCGAGCGATTTTCAGAAACAGAGGTATACGATGAGCCGGTTCAGCAAGGCTTATCGTTACCTTGTTTTATTATTAACGCAAAAAAAGCCACTCACACACGCCTGGTTGGAGACCAAATGCTAACCCATCTATTCCTATTCCTTACCTACTATCCGCGTCAGAGCGAGGATATGAGGGCGGAAATGGAAGGCGTTATGGCAGAGTTCTATTCTGGAGCGTGGAAGTATCTCCAAGGCAAGCACCATATCCATAATTTGGACATGGAGCACAACGATGAGGTGCTAACTATTAGCTTTACGATTGACATTCATCACTCAATGGCTAAACCAGACGGAGCTAAAATGGACGCTCTGGCCGGTACAGTGGCAGTTAAAGCAGAGGGGGACAGCCCTCAAATCAAGAACCTTGAGCGCAAGCTAAAGGTCAAATAAACAAATAAAGGAGTAATGATAAATGACGTGGACAACACAAAATAAGCGTCTGCCTGGCGCATACGTCAACTTTAAAGCTCGCAAAGAGCAAAAGGCCCTGGTATCCGGTGAGGGTATTCCGGCCTTAATGTTGCAAGGTCAAACATTAGCAGCGCCTGGCTTCCACACAGTAGCGCAAGGCACAGACCTAGCTAAGTTATTCGGTACGACTGCTAAGATTGGGTTAGTTGCTGAAGCATTGGCAGTGGCTAGCAAAGTCTTGGTCTATGTACCGGCTAGCACAGGCGGTACAAAAGCGACCGGTACAGAGGGTGGCTTGACAGTGACTGCGGTTAAGGAAGGGACAGAAGGCAACAAGTTAGTTGTCAACATTATCAACAATGGTCCAAACGTGACCGTAACAACAGTCCTGGACAATGCTCAAGTTGATAGCCAAGATGTACAAGTTAACCAGTTGCCAGCAGCTAACGACTACGTGACTTTCTCCGGTACCTTGCCAAGTGGCGGAGGCGGACAAGAGCAAATTCAACTGTCTGGTGGTGCTGACGGCTCTATCGACAACTCTGTTGATAAGTTTATCGCCGAGTTATCCAAGCAAGACTTCCGCGTTGTGGCCTATGGTACAGACACAGCCGACGACAAGAAAAAACTTGTAGCGGCAGTAAAAGAATGGCGGAACGAAGGTCGCGCTATCGTGGCAGTTATCAACAACTATGCCGAGGCAAACAACGAAGGTGTTATCTCTGTCGACAACGGCGTAACCTTGGCCGACGGTACTAAGCTGACCTCAAAAGAGGCTATCTATCGAGTGGCTGCCTTATCTGCGACTGCCGGTTCTAAGAGCCTCACACACGCCGAGTACGTTGGCGCTATCGACTGCGACGCCAAGACACCGCAAGAAATTGCTCAAGCAATCGAAAAAGGGAACATTGTATTCCGAGTGTACCGCGGTCGCGTATTGATTGCGCAAGACGTCAACACGCTTGTAACGCCTGCGGACGGTCAAAACGACGACTTCAAGAAGAACAAGCTAGTCCGGACCATGGACATTATCGGCGAGGCTATCCAAGCGGTGTTTGTCGAGAACTTCGTAGGCCAAGTAGTCAACGACATTGACGGACGCGAGTTATTCAAACAGCACCTGATCGTGCGAGTACTTGACCCACTCGTGGCACAAAGCGCATTGACTTATAGCGCGGACGACATCAAAGTAACCGAGGGCAGCCAAAAAGAGGCTATTCTGGTAACCCTTGGCGTCAAATTAGCCGATGCTATGGAGAAACTCTACGTGACAGTAGAAGTAAAATAGGAGGTAAACTATGCCAAATTTAATGAACCAAAACGACACTATCTCTTCCAAGGAAGGGACAGTGTTCGTTACCGTTGATGGTAAGAACATTCCATTTGCTGAAATTATCGAAATGGAAGCCAAGGTTGAGTTAAAAACAACCGACGTTACACCGCTCGGGCAACGTATGACGAGCAAAAAGGTAACTGGGGCAGAGGGTACAGGGAGCGTTAAGTTCTATTACCAAAACCCAGCTATCCGCAATATCGTCGCGAACTATGTCAAAGAGGGTAAAATTCCAGAGGTGTCTATCAAGTATGCCAACGACGACCCCACTTCTCACGCTGGCAGAAACTCCGGTGTATTGAAAGGCGTCATCTTTGAGAAAGCCTTGTTATTCAAGGCGTCTGGTGAAAACAACGTCCTAGAAGATGAAACTGACTTTAGCTTCAACGACATCGAGATTTTAGAGACATTTAAGCAAGCCTAGACTAACCGAAAAAGGAGATAACTAATCATGACATCTATCAAGTCGTTCTTGAAGAAGAACAAGAAGAAAACCGAAAACATCAAGCTGAAGCTAGAAAGCTTTGACGAGCATATCGAGCTTCGTATTATTTCTGGTCGCGAGTACGACGCTATCCAGGATAAGTGCTACGTTAATAAGCCAGGTCGTAAAGGTCGTCAAGAGCGTGTGCTCGACATGTCCAAGTTTAACAACTTGCTATGTAGCGCGTCCGTTGTCGTGCCTGATTTGCAAAACGCGGAGCTACAAGAGTCTTATGGAGTTCGCGGTGAACAGGACCTATACGGTGAAATGTTCACTTTCGCAGATCACCTGAAAATCTTAGAGGCAATCTCTAACGCTAGTGGCCTAGATAACTTTGACGATTTGGTGGACGAAGCAAAAAACTAATCAGAGAGGACAGTGAGAGCGGCCTAGCTCATGCTGCCCTCCATAAATTTCATGTGTTGCCTAGTCGATGGGTGTCAATGAGCCGTGAGGAAAAAGCATTTCTCGCGGCTTCTTTGGTTATCTACGGTGAAAGTCTGGACGAACAAAGAAAAGACATCGAAAGAAAGAGGAGGTGAGTAAGTGGCCGGTATCAATACAGCAATTAGTCTTACGGACCGCATAACTGGGACGCTCAATAAGGTAGCTACTACGCAAGAGCGCGTAGCTAGGACTGCCGATAGAATGAACCAAAACACGCGAAGAATCGCACCAGCGCAAATCGAGATGGGGAACTCCGCTCAGACGGCCGGCGGTAAAGTCGCCAATATGTGGAACAAATTCAAAGGCTATGTCATTGCCCTGTTCGCAATACAGGCGGTCACTAGAGCGCTACGAGCGCTATTCGGGGCCTCCGATACTTTTTCTAGTATCCAGGCCAGGTTAAACCTCATTAACGACGGTTCGCAAACGACCGCTCAACTCAATGAAAAGATTTACAGGACCGCGCAAAGGTCGCGAGCCGAGTATACAGCTATGGCAGCCTCGGTTGCCAAGCTAAACATGCTAACGAATGGCGTGTTTAAGAATAATGATGAGTCTATCCGCTTTTTGGAGTTGGTTAACAAGTCCTTTACGGTTGCCGGTGCTAGTGCCGAGGAGCAAAAGAGCGCTATGCTCCAGCTCACACAGGCCATGGCTAGTGGGCGACTACAAGGCGACGAACTCCGGTCTATATCCGAGAACTCGCCAATGATTCTCCAGGCCATTGAAAAGTACGCCGGCATTAGCCGAGCTGAACTACGGAAAATGGCCGCCGAGGGCAAGATTACTTCAGAACTGATTAAGAACTCTATCTTTGCAGCAGCAGAGGATATTGAGAGCAAGGTCTCAAAGGTTCCAATGACTATTGGGCAGGCTTGGACGACGTTCTTAAACTACCTCCAAATGAGATTGCAACCAGTATTCCAAATGCTCCAGGGCGCTCTGCGGTCTGACGAGTTTAAGCAATTCGCGGCTGCTGCTACAGTAGCGATTGACGCGCTAGTTTGGAGTGTCATGTTCCTGGCACAAATTCTAGGCATTGTTTGGAATACAGTAGTTAGCATTTACCAATTCTTCGCCAACAACTGGAGTACGATTGGTCCGATTGTAACTGGTATCGCTGCTGCGCTAGCGGTCGTATATGGTTACATGCTAGCTATGCGGATAATCGAAACTATTCGCGCTGCTTGGGAATCCTTGAATACAACCGTTAAGGTATTCAACATGTTAGTTGCGGCTAACCCTATCGTGGCTATCGGCTTAATCGTCATAGCAATTCTGATTGGTATTTCAGTCGCTACTATCGGCGTTGGCGAGACAGTCGAGTTGGTATTCGGCATTATCGGCGCCGCCTTGTATGGCCTAGCAGCGATAGCCTTTAATATCTTTGTCGCTATCTGGAATATCGTCGCGACGGTTGTAGAGGCTATCGTCAATGCCTTTATTATGGGCGTGGACTTCATCAAAACGGTTTGGTGGGGCTTCTTGGTTATCATAGGCACGATAGCCGAGACGATTGCCAACATCTTTATTGACGTCATTAACTTCTTGCTTGAGAAGTGGAACGACTTTGGCCATGGTATGAACCAACTCTGGTACAACATAGGCAAAGGCGTTGCCAAAATGGCCGAGGCTGCCGGCGGTGTCGTCGACGGTCTTATTAACGCTGTCCTTGGTGGTATCGAGGACATGATTAACAAGGCTATCGGCGGTATCAATAGCATGATAGAGGCTGTCAATAAGATTCCTGGCGTCAATATTGGCGCTCTAACCAATGTAACGCTTGGACGGTCTAATATTGCCGGTGCTGCTAAGGCATGGGGTGATGCGATGGCTGCACCTGTCAAAGGCGCGGCTGCCAAGATAGAGCATATCCAAGGTCTAGCTAAAGGCCTAGCTGGCGACAAGCCACAAGGCTCGCAATTATGGACCGCTCCAAGAGCCTCATTTGCCAACGTGGGCGACGCGGTTGCTGACGGCTACAATGCCGGCAAAGGCTTCGGTAAGGGCATCGTAAATGGCGTCCAAGGCATCTTGGACAAAGTAAACAATGCTATGAATATCGGTGCTCACAACCCACTTAACCCAGGCGACCCTGGTCTAGGTGGCTTCGGTGGAGCTACTCCATTCGACCCGTCAATGTTAGGCGGTGGAAATGGCAAAGGCCCTAAAGGTGGTAAACTCGATAAAGTCGACGAAGTCGGCCTAAGTGACGAGTACATGAAGCTGATAAAAGATGTGGCCGAGATGAAATGGCAACAGAACTTTATCACGATTAAGCCAGAAATCGTCAATAACCTTGAGGTTAAAGACGATAGAGACACGCAAGACTTTATTGCTAAGTTCAACGATCAACTGCTTGATGCGGTCGAGAACCAAGCAAGCGGTCTGCTTCATAACTAATTAGGAGGTAGGCCATGAAACTTTACATCAAAGGAGAGGACGGAACGCTCTTTGAGTTGCCTGTCCTTCCTGAAGAAATCTCGGTTGACGAGAACCAAAAGATAGAGACGGTCGAGGTGCTAAGTGCTGGGGAGATTCCTATCCCTGGCTACCAAAGCCTTGTATCGTTCTCTATATCTTCATTCTTGCCAACTGTTAAAGACGGTAACTACATTTCCAATGGCGTTGATGCTTTGATGATCATTGATAAGCTACGACGGTGGAAGAAATTGAATACGCCGGTAAGAGTTGTTCTTACCGGTATGTTTGGCGCCAACATGAAGAACGCCAACGTGAACGAACTATACTTGATTACCGATTTTAAGACGTCCTCATCGTTTGGTTACGAGACGGACATCAAGTACACAATCAAGTTCTTGGAGTGGAAGAAGCTAGCGCCTCGCAAGCTAGAGGTTCCTAAGCCTAAGCCGACGGAGCCGGAGAAGAAACCGCCAGCAGTGGTAACTCCTCCACAACCTCAAAGACCGGCAACTACTCCACCTAAGCCTAAAGAGGCGCCTAAACGCTATCACACAGTGGTATGGGGCGATTGCCTATGGAAGATAGCGCGTAAGTATTATGGCGACGGAGCACAATGGCGAAAAATCTATGAGGCGAATAAGTCCAAGATTAAAAACCCTCACTGGATCTATCCTGGGCAGGTGTTCTTAATACCATGAGTGCACTGGAGAAAATCGCCTTAATCGTCCAAAACATCAACGGTGGCGACATCTATGACTTGGCACCGGTCACTAAGACGGTCAACTGGAAGACCAAGCGAAAAGGTGCCCCAGCTAGCCTAGAAATAGAGCTAGTGACGGACATAGCCTTTGATTATGGCTCTGTTATCGTCTATCAGGCCGACTCAACTAACCTATTTGCCGGTAAGTTGTTTAAGGTCAAGCGTGGAAAGCAGAACCAGGTAACACTAGTCTTTTACGACCAGCTAAAGTATCTGCTCCGCAATAACTCTTACGTTATCAAGGACAAGACCATAGCAGACGTCGTTAAGATGATAGCCAATGATTACAACCTTGACATCGGCGCGCTCGTCGCTCCGACTCTCAAGTTACCAACGCTTCTCAAAGAAGATAAGTCGGCTATCGACATTATCCAAGAATGCCAAGACCAAATTATAATTAGCACCGGTCGCATGACCGTATTCTGGGACGATGTTGGCAAACTTCGCTTGGATATGCCGGAAAACATGAGGATACGGACCGTCCTAGCCGACGCTTCGATTATCTCTGACTTCTCGTGGGAGGGGTCGATTGAGGACTCTGCCAACCTAGTTAAACTTGTCCAAGAGAACAAGCAAGACGGTCGGCGTGACGTCTACATCAAATACGACTCGAACCTACAAAAAAAGTGGGGTATTCTTCAGTTCTACAAAAAAGTTGACGAGAAGATGAACGAGGCGCAAATCAAACAAATGGCCGAAATGTACCTTAAGCTAAAGTCCAAGCCAAGCGAGACGGTCACACTATCGTTTTCAGTCGGGGACTACGACTTTAGAGCCGGTCGAGCGGTCTATGTTGACGTTAAAGAAATCAACTTACATGGTTGGTATCTCTTAGACGAGGTCAACCACAAGGTCGACGCTACCGGACACAGTATGGAGTGCAAATTGTTTATTCCGAGAGAGGGGGCTAGCTAATGGCAGATTTTGATATCGAGCTTATTAAGAAACTCATTGAAAAAACTATCGCCAATATGCAGCCGGCGACAATGGCTACTGGGACGGTTGTTAGTATCAACCCTCCAAAAATAGCAATTGACAACAAGAACAACCTTGTTATCCCGGAAGAACTTTTTACGATTACCTGGGGCGGTAAGCTAACATCCGAGTACCTTAACAAGAAGGTATTCATGTTCAGGCAAGACGGAGGGGGTCATTACTATGTATTTAGTGGTGGTTATGAGTATCAGAAGATAGGCCAGACGCTCTACGGTAACCTAGGCACGACGGTTAACTTTGACGTGCCAGACCGCCTCAAGTTCATGGAACAAATGATTCGACTATGCGTTAAGTATGCGCGGAACCTTAAGGCGTCTGTCTCGATTGCCCAGGCTATGTTAGAGAGTGGCCTAAGCCCAACCAACAAAGGTAGTGGCCTAGCTCTCAAATACAATAACTGGTTCGGTATCAAGGCCGGCAGTTCTTGGACCGGTAAGGTGACGAACCTATCCACGCAAGAGGATAATGGGAGCGGTGGCCTATATACGATACAGGCCGGTTTCCGTTGGTATGATTCAATGGAAGATTCCGTCAAGGACCACGAAGCTATATTCGATTCCGCCTGGGCCAAGAGCCATTATGCTCGCGTGCTATCCGCTACGACGGCAGAAGCTCAATGCTATGGCCTCCAAGGTACTTACGCGACCGATACAGCCTACGCCGGCAAGTTGATTAGGATAATTAACTCCTACGACCTTAAAAAGTTTGACGACCTCAAGCCGGCTAATGCCACAGGAACGAACGAAAAGCTAGAGGCCATGATTGGTTGGTTCCAGTCGAAACTAGGCAAGGTATCCTACTCTATGGCCGCTCGTGGTGGTCCGTACTCTTATGACTGTTCTAGCGCGGTATTTAGTGCGATGAAACATGCCGGTATCGTGCCAGCGGGTACGCCATTAGGCTCAACCGAAACGCTATTTGGTATGAGAGGCAGACTGCTCAAGGAAATTAGCCGGTCAGAGGTCCGCCGAGGCGATATATTCGTGTCCGGTGTCCCTGGCTATTCGTCCTATGCAGCAGGCCATACAGGCGTATTTATCGACAATCAGAGGATTATCCACTGCACCTATTCAAAGAACGGTATTGCAATCACGCCGGCCGCCGGTTGGATGGGGTCGCCACCTCATTATTACCGGTTGCAAATTTAGGAGGTGCACAATGACAAATGACATTAACCGGCTATTAAGTCAGGTAACTGAAGTTATAGCCGAAAAGCCAACAGAACCGTCGCTTACGCTCGACGAGACCAATATCTTTAGAGAGTTGGACGGACTGGAGGCCTTGAAGCAAACAATCAATCATATCTTAACCACAGAGCGGTATTCGCTATCTATCTATGATCACAGATACGGCGTCGAGTTCGACCAGTACATAGGCCAGCCAATGGACTTTGTAAAGGCCGATATCAACCGCACAATCAAAGAGGCGCTAATGGAGGACGACCGAATTAAAGACGTCCATAGCTTCGAGCATGACGTCCAAGGTGCCGAGTTGCACGTCTCTTTCGTGGTTGAGAGTAAACTAGGAACATTGAACGGGGAGGTGCAATTTGCTAAAGATTAAGACTTATGACGACATAATGGCGGACGTCCTGGCTCGCTTTCCGGATAAATTCGACAAGCGCCAAGGCTCGACGTTGTGGAACCTATGCGCGCCTCTAGCACAAGAATTGGCTATCCAGTACGCTCAACTAGAGGACATGGAGCGCCAGTTCTTCCTGGATACTTCCGAGGGCGACTTCTTGACGCGCCTAGCGGCCCAGTTTGGCGTGACTCGTTTGCCGGCTACTTCGGCTATTCGAGAGGTCCACTTCCAGGAGCCAGTGCCGATTGGTACGCGGTTCTCGGTTGTCGATAGCACGCATAATTTCCGCGTCTTAGAGCACAAGCCAAGTGGCGAGTATCTGCTCATTGCAGAAACGCCAGGCAAAGAGGCTAATAGCGTCAATGGCTCGCTTATCAATATTGACGTGCTCCAGGAGTTCTCCGGCGCCATTTTAGGCAACGTGGTAGTGCCTGGTGAGGATATCGAAAGCGACGACGCCTTAAGAGTCCGGGCTACTAAGTACATTAAGACGCCAACTCTGAACGGTAACTTGGCCCAGTACGAAAAGTGGGCCGACGAGTTTGAAGGTGTCGGTTCCGTATTTATGCAGCCACTGCATGCCGGACCGAACACAATCAAGCTATCCATTACAAATGCCAATGGCGAGGAAGCTAGCGCAGAGTTAGTTAAGAGGTTCCAGGACTACTTGGACCCAGAACCTAAAGGTCATGGCAAGGGCGTCGCTCCAATCGGAGCCTATGTAACTGTTGAGTCAGTCGCTGGCCTTGGCGTTCGTATTGTTGCGGACATTAAGATTAGAGACGACGCGGATATCGAGGCTATTCGAGGCGCTGCACGTAAGGCGCTTGGCGAGTATCTCAAGACCGAGGCGTTCCAAGAAAAAGAACTGCGCCATTACAAGATTGCGACCATTATCGACCGTTTAGACGGAGTTAAAGACGTTGACAATCTGACTATCAATGGCTCTAACACCTCGGTCGAATTACAAGCGGAAATCTTGCCTAAATTAAGCGAGGTGGTCCTCAATGTCCGATAGCAAACTAGTCAAGGATAGAATGCTAAATGCTAGCCCTATCCGCGACTCAAAAGCAGAGGCTCTAATCATGGCTCAAGTGCCGGAGGCGGAGCTTATCACTGACATAATCGAGGCGGAGCAGACGCTTTTGTTCTTGCCATACGCGGACGAGGGCCATATCTCGCGTTGGGAGGCCTCGCTTGGTATGAAAGCTGTCTCTATCGACCTGGAGGAGCGACGCCGGTATCTAATGACGATTATCGGCTCAAAGATAAAGGTATCGACAGACACGCTATCCGAACTATCCAAACGGTTTACAGGCGTTCAGTCACTCGTGACCGTTGAGGGGTCGAATATCAAGATACGCTTTCTGGGCGAGTTGCCAAAGGTATCGCTTAACCGATTTACCAACTACATTAAGACCATGGTTCCGGCTCATTTGGGGGTCGGCATGAATGTCGAGGCTCCTATGCAGAGCCATGTATACACGTATGCTAGCGTGCCTAGCCACACTAGCACGCTTAAACTTTAAGAGAGGAGCCAATCAATGAGTAAATACTTTATTCAACCGGTCATTACCAAGGCCGGTAACGACGAGCTTGCGGCCGCTATTGGCAGCAACTTGCCTATCACTTTTACGCGTGTCGTCCTTGGCTCTGGGCGTCATACCGGCGACTTAAAAGCCATTACCAACGTCAAGGCGCCGGCTATTACTCTGCCAGCCTTGCAGTCGCTATTAGACGGAGCTACCGGTTTCCATGTCCTGGGTCGCTTAGATAACTCAAACGTCACTGCCGAAACTACCGTAACAGAAATTGGCGTCTTTGCTAAGGTTGGGTCACGCGCGGAAGTGCTCTATATGTATACGAGCGCCGAGTCTGGGGACCTCATTCCGCCACGTCGTGAGGCTATCCTGGTCCGAGACTACGAGTTCGACGTCCGTATCGCCGACAATGGACAGCTAACAGTCCAGTACTCAAACGACACACAGACCATTTACGCCAAGCGCGCCGAATTAGACGCGGTAAGCACCAAGGTTGACGAAGTAGCCAAGGCCTCTTATGGAAAGGGAGATGGCCAGGCCTTAGCAGCTAAGGCCGAAAAAGTCGGCCAAGACCTAACAACCCACAAAGGCGATAAGTCAAACCCTCATGGCGTGACTAAGGGCCAAGTAGGTCTAGGCAACGTGGATAACGTCAAACAGGCTAGCAAAGCCGAGTTTGATAGCCATGTTCTTAGCGCCGGTATTCACGTCACGACCTCGGACAAGGCATTTTGGAATAGCAAGGCTAATGGAGCAGACCTTACCGGCCATACCACCAACAAAAACAACCCTCACGAGGTCACTAAATCGCAAGTGGGTCTATCCAATGTCGATAACGTCAAACAGGCTAGCAAGGCTGAATTTGACGCCCACGCCGGCGACAATAACCGCCACGTCTCCGCCTCTGAAAAGGCCAACTGGAATAGCAAGGCTAGTGGCATACACTCGCACCCTACTAACCAAATTGTCGGATTAGACCAAAAGCTAGCTGGATACGACGGTCACATTGGCAACAAGAACAACCCTCATGGCGTAACCAAGGCTCATGTGGGCCTGGGGAATGTGGCGAACGTCGAACAAGCGTCTAAAGTGGACTTTAACACGCTCAAGGCTAACTATGACCGCGAGGTTGGTTCACTCAATCGATACCGTATCAACAATGGTGGTGCTGCCAGATACGAGTGTCCGAAAGGAACTGACCTAGGCGCGTTTCTCAAAGGTTCGACCATCCCTGTTGGTCTATATGTCATTAGGGACCTCAACACAAACCGCTATCTGCGGGTAGTTAAGCAAGACGCATCTAACATCTATTGTGACTCCATCATGGGAGAGGGTCATTACATCTACGTGATCCACAACAACCAGGTGTTAGGCTGGCAGCAAGACGGACCGGTTTCAGGCGAAAACAGCAATGGCTACTGGACTAAATTTCCAGACGGGACCCTCATTTGTTGGGGCCTGCCTCGTATTGATTACGGCGGTGCAGTCTACTCGCCAATCAATACAATCACGTTCCCTGTTGCCTTTATCAAGCACCCTGCGATTAGCGTAACGCCTTACTTGCAGCCTGCGTCCGAATCGTATAAGCGTCTTCCAGGCGTCAACTTGGTAGACCAAAATTACAGGAACTTTAGCTTCACTGTGGGGGATAACTCCGGCGGTCGTGCCGGCTCCTACATGTGGGCCTACTGGATTGCTGTTGGGAGGTGGAAATAATGAAGATTAGATTTACGGAGCAAATCGGCAATGGTGAGCGTGTTGCCTACGAGATTAACAACGCGCATGTCCTAAAGGTCTCTATCGCCTTACCAGGGCAAGAGACGAGCGTCCAATTTATTGATTTATCCAAGATTGACCTGGGAAACAACTGGTATTGCTCCGACTTGATTCAATCAGTCGAAAAGGTCGGCGACGATATCGGCGTTGTACTTGTCCATATCATGGCCGAAACGGACCCACCGCTTGATAAAGCCATGACGGAATGGCACGACGCCAAGACTTCAGATTTCGTTATCGACCAACCAGTTAAAGAGCTGCAAGGCAAGACACAAGGTACGGAGGGTGGCCAAAGCGACGGCCTCGTTACCGTTACCGAAATGAAGCGACAAATCGCCATGGCGGTTGCTCGAACTACTAAAGATATCTTAGAAACGGTGAACGCCATGATAGGAGAGGATAAAGAAGATGAAGAAACTGCTTAAAGTCCTTTCTCTTTCAACCCTCGCTTATGTTATGGGAAAGGGGGTGAAAACTATGGCTAAACCACGTAAAAAGTATCGCTTGACAGCAGATAGTCCTATCGTCCGCGGTTGGGTGTTCTTAATCCAATCTGGGCAAGCGACTATTGAGGACGTGCCAGAAATGCTTAACTTGATTGAGTTAGTGGCTTCTCTCTTGAAATTAGAAGAAGTTAACGAACCAGGTCAAGAACAAGGTACAGAGGCTCCGCAGCCTAACATCTAGCCACCGAGGGCCGCAAGGCCCTTTTTGAGTTATAAGGAAGTGATTGTTTGAATGAAGATGACAGAGCTAACTGCGCTCATTGGAGCGTTAATGGCGGCTCTTAAAGTTATATGGGATATGTTCCAAAATACGCGGAACATATCGGCGCAACTATCGCAAGTAATAGCGCGCATGGATAAGTTAGAGGAGAACCAACGTGAGTTGAAAGAGGTCGGCAAGGCTAATAGACGAGGCAATCGTAACTTGACGCGGTATCGTATCCGCCAAGAAATGCTCAAGGCTATCAAGCGAGGATACGAGACCTATGACAACTTTGAGGAGGTCGCTAATCTAATGGAGGGCTACCACGCCGACGGAGGTAACGGAGTCCTCGACGCGCTCTATGAAGAATATGTTAAACTGCCTAGGAGGGAATATTAACTATGAGTATCAACTGGAAATTACGTTTGCAACACAAGTCTTTTTGGGTGGCTTTAATCGGCCTTTTGGTTATCCTTAGCCAACAATTAGGAATTAAATTCTTGCCGGATAATGTCGCGGACATTACCAATACTATCTTAGCTATTGGTGTCTTAGTCGGCGTTATCACAGACCCAACTACTGCCGGGCTTGGGGATAGCACTCAAGCCCTCGGCTATGACAAGCCAAAGGAGGATAACTAATGGCTAACTCGTTTATCGAGCAAATCGCGCCATTAGTACAGAAATATCCGTCTAAGATTTTTAACAGTATTACGATTGCCCAGGCGTGCTTAGAGTCCGCCTGGGGGCAATCTGACCTGGCGCGAGGCGGAAACAACTTATTCGGTATCAAGGCTAGCGCGCCTTGGACAGGGCCAGTATTTAATAAGGATAGCCTGGAGGAGCGGTCTGGGGTGCTCAAACCGGAGAACTCCGACTTTCGTTCTTATGCCACAATCGAGGAATCTATCGCGGACCATGCTAGCTTCTTTGAGAGTACTCCGTACCGTAAAGAGTACTATGCCAAAGTCCTCAACGCGACAACGCCGGAGGAGCAAGCGCGCGCTCTTACAGGCACTTACGCCACTGATTCACGCTATGGCGACAAACTCATTAGATTTATTAACGATTACGACCTTAAGCAATACGACGAGGCAAAGCCGGCCGTTGCGCCACAGGTCCAAGGAGGTTATACAACTATGCCAACAATTTTATTTGTAGCCGGACATGGCGAAAAGCCAGACGGTACTTTCGACACAGGGGCCACAGGCTATATTGCACGAGGCGAGCATAAATATATGGAGGATATCTTCTTTCCGGCCATTAAACAAGCCTTGCCAAGTGGTGCTAATGTAGCGTTCTTCTCTGCGCATGATTGCTATTCTTATGGCGATATCGCCAACCAAGCGGCTAAATATGGCTCCGATACTATCGTCATTGAGTGCCATTATGACGCGGCTAATAGCAGCAGTGCGACCGGCGGACATGTCATTGTATATAAGGGCTTTGAACCGGACGAGTACGACATTAAGTTACGCGATGCATTGGCCGAAACTATCGGAGTATTTCCTTACAACCATAAAGGGTACAAAGGTATCTCCGGACGTGACGACCTCGCCAATGCTAACCGGACTGCTAACTCTGGCACTAACTGGCGCCTAATCGAGCTTGGCTTTGGTACTAACCCAGACGACGCCGATTACTTGATGAACCATGCGGACGACTTGGCCGGCGCTATCGTTAAGCACTTGCTCGGCTCTACCGGCGCAACTGCAGAAAAGCAACCAACCGGCTGGATCAGCAAGATTGAAAACGGCATTAAGCGTTGGTGGTTCCGGAATGAGGACGGCAGTTACAAAAAGTCCGAGTGGTATAATGAGTATGGCAACGACTATTACTTTGACGAGGAAGGTTGGGCCGCTCAAGACTGCGTTAAGGAGATTAAGGGTAAGAAGTACCACTTCAAGCCAAACTGCGTAATGTCAACTGGATGGGTCCAAAAGGACGGTAAGTATTACCACTTTAACACTCGTGACGGTTACATGGAAACCAAGACCATGGTTGAGGGCAAAGACGGCCGCCTCTACTACTTAACCGAGGACGGTTCTATGTTGTCGAATACCGACGTCAAAGTTGCCGAGGACGGTTCTCTTATCGAGTCCGCGACCGGAAAACCAATCGGAACGATGTAGGTCCGATATTTCAGACCAAAACAAATAAGTCCGGTATTCCGGACGCTTTTTATGACATCACCCCTGGGCTTCGGCCTGGGGGTCTTTTTTTTATTTGCATTCAACTATTGCAAAAATGCAATGGTTGACTTGGCTTCTATTTGCGGTTTTGAGCCAAAAAATGTATTTTCATATCGAAAAAATAGGCTAAATACATAAAAAAGTGAATAAAAGTGTTGACTACCGCATAATAATGCGGTATAATTAAAGCATAGAAAGGAGGAAAACGATACGGAAAGAAAGGAGGAGCCTGATGGCTAAGCACGACAAAAAGCCACTTGATAAAAAGTACGAGGTAACCATTGAACTAAACCTATACATACTTAAAATCAAGTGGACCATAAAGTGGGAAGCGTAAGCTTCCTACACCCCTCCGGGGGTTATGCTTAGTATATCATAAAAAACAGCGAAAATGAAGAACTTCAAAGCCGAATTCAAGATAGAGCGCACGAAGCCAGATTGGAAGGCTCTAGTCGGATGGATTATCATCATCGGCGCTTTGTGGCTAACATTTAAGTAGGAGGTACAAAATGAAAGCAGAACTGGAAAAAATCGAGTGGTTATTAGCTAACCACTCGGCCTATTCCATCAGCAAGGCGACAGGGATAGGCGACACTACCATCAGCCGATGGGTGACAGGCAAAACACCTGTGGACGGCATGAGCTTAAGGAACGCAATCAAACTGACAGAATATGCCAATCAATTATTAGGGGATGACAACAATGTGGACGGCAAAGGAGCAAGCAAGACTAACTAAATACATGGATGGCGACTACGCCAACATCTGCGAATGGTCCGCTTATATAGCTACTCCTAACGCGTTTAAATTGCCACATCCGGATTGGACAGTTGATAGTGTGAGCAGCGAGGATAAAGCACTTGTGGCTAAAATTCATGACGCTATTGCTAGCCAACCAGTCTCAACATCTCCGCTCTATCGGTTTGAGCGAGCATTCCACAATGAAGACTTATACAGCAACGGGCAAGAAGGTGACCTCATCACATTGCCTATCCGCTCAACTTCTCGAATTGACCTAATGTCCAAGATTGACCGTCAAGAAGGCGTCCAAGGACTGGAAAAGGGCGACTACTACACAAATCCAAACGGCAACGACTATCGCTTCATCGAGTACCGTTTCTTATCGTCTAAGAGCTTGGACATCTCAGCATACGCGCCTGATGTTTATGCTGATCAGGCAGAAGAGTTAGTAGCTGGCACATATCGTATTGTCAAAACAGAAAATAAAGCGCGTCGTTACGGTGAATTTGAAGAAACTCATGTAAGCTATGCAGAACTTGTGGAGCGCGAAGGTTTAACAGTTGAGCATCGTGTAAGCAAGAAAGGAAACGAGATTGTCGCTTTCGAGTACAACGGCAAGCCAATAACATGCCCTGCAGATAAGATGGACACAACCTTCGTGACTGAAGTAAAGGCTATCCCTAACCAGTTGGCCCGCAAGGTTGTTTACCTTGAGTGGATATCCGACCTATAATAATATGACCCCATTTTGACCCCTGAAATTTAGAAAGAGGTCAGAATGGGGTCTTTTTTTGCGCAATATGAATAATAGGAATAACGTAAAATAGCCAATGCTATTTATTCGGCATTTATGGTATAACCGATAATTATGCCAAAAAACACCGTCGAAACGGTGTTCTAGTTTTCTTGTGACCCCTTTATGACCCCTTCCAATTTATCTGCTATGTCGCCATGGCGGCTAGGGTATAGGTGGCTATAAATATTTAGGGTGGTTTCCACTCGCTCGTGGCCTAATCTCTCACTAATGGCCAAAGGTGAGACGCCTAATTCAATCAGCATAGAGGCGTGACTATGGCGTAGGTCGTGGACCCTAATTCTTGGTAGCCCAGCCTTGTCTGCTCCCGTCCTAAGCGTCTTGCCATAACTATATATCCCTATGGTAAATAATCTCTCTGACGGCTTGTAATAGGGTAATTTAGAGGTGTAGTCATTCAGTAGTTCGAACATTGAAGGGGGCAAGGTAATGATGCGATTAGATTTAGGCGTCTTTGGCTCGGTAATCATATCGACGCCGTCAATCTTAACATAGGTCTTAGATATGCTGACAGTCTTTGCTTCCTGGTCGAAGTCCGATAGAGTTAAGGCCTGCAACTCTCCAATCCGCATGCCGGAATAAAATAAAAGAGAGAATGCTAGCTGATAGTAGATATTGTCCTCTACGGTGTATAGGAAGGTATCGAATTGGTCCTTGGTCCAGAATGCTACCTCACCGTTCCTGGTGCTCTTACCAATGGTCCCTGCCACTCTGACAGGGTTATTTTTTATTCCATGGAATTTGAGTGCATAGTTAAAGATAGCGGATAGGTTGGCATTAACGGTCCTTAGCGTGGTCTGGGCTATCTTTTCTCCTCGGTTAGTTGGTTGATTCATGAGCCAGTTTTGCCATCGTCTGACTGTCTTAGCATCTATATCAAGCATGGATTGATGGCCGAAAAATGGGACCATCAGCCGATAGATTATCTTACGCTTGTTCAGCATGGTGACTGGCTTCAATCGATGAGAGCAGTCTTCTAGGTAAAGTTCGACGAATGACTCGAATGTCATATCGGAAGCGCCAGATACTTTCTTCTTATATTCTTGTTCGAATGCCATGGCCTCTCGCTTGGTCTTAAAGCCGCGCTTTGTCTTATAGCGTCTTATGCCAAGGTCGTCCATATAGCTTACCTTGGCCATCCAGGTCTTTCTGGCCTTATCATGTCTTACGCTCATTGTAGTACCTCCTTCGTTGTGGTACAATAAGGGCATAGCAAATAGCCCCATTGTGGGTGTTTTGTGGTAGCTCCACCCTGGCTCGCCAAAGTTCAGGGGTGGGGCTTTTAATTTATTCTAACCGATTGGAATCCCAACTGTTTTAAAATCATCAACTTTTCTTTTCCAAGTAAATTCCGGTGCTTATAAAAACGTCGTCACGTAGGGATTAGTTTATTTTCCTCTGTTTATACAAAAACGGACGGATACAAAGTACCCGCCCTAGCCCTATAGGCAATATCTGATAAATAGTCCTAAAGACTCTACATATATATTATCAGATTTTGGTACTTTAGTCAAAATACATAAAGCACGAAAGACCGCAGATACTAATATCTACGGTCTTTCGGTTGGCAGAACCTCTGCCCCTCATTAAGATTAACCATAGTATAGTACTATTTTTTAGGTTTGTCAATCAATTCCCGCCTACAAATCCACGCTCACCTGAACGGCCTTCCCAATGATCCGTGCAGGATTGTCGTCGGTAATGATATAAGGCGGATAGTCCGGATTGTCAGCAATCAACATGACGATGTCGCCTTGTTTCTTAACTCTCTTAAGCGTGGCCTCGGTGTCACCGTTGACCAGTACGGCAGCTACTTCGCCATATTCGACTGTTGGCTGCTCACGAATGAGTACCAGGCTCCCCTCCGGAATAGTAGGGACCATGGAATCACCTTGAGACTTCAAGTAGAAAAGATTTCCGGACGGTAAACGGTCAGAAAGCTCTTCGCGGTAGCCAGTGATGTTATCCTCTGCCAGGATTGGTTGGCCACATTTGATGGTGCCGAGGATAGGGATGCTGACGATTGATGCTCGGCTGATTGGCACTAGGTTAGTGGGGGTGTCTATCTCATCGCCTAGCAAATCAGACTTCTTAACATTAAATAAAGTAGACATCTGCTCTATCTTATCCATTAGAGGCTTATTTCGCCCGACTTCCCAAGCGGAGATTGCGGTAGGAGCAACATCAAGCTTATTGGCTAGGTCGGCCTGAGTGAGTTTGTTTAATTTACGGTAGTATCTTATGTTATTGGCTAAGTCCATGTAGACCCCCTCCTTTACCTCTAATTATACACTTCAAGTGTCATAAAGCAAACTTTTTTTAACTTTCTGCAAAAAAACACTTGCACCTACACTTGAAGTGTAGTATTATGTGTACATAAGGTTGACGACGACCTAGTAAAGGAGGTGAGACGATGAAGCAAGTGACCTTAAAAATGGCGCGTGTAAAATCTGGTCTAACGCAAGAGCAAATGGCTGTAGAATTAGGAACCAATCGTGTAACTTACGGGAAATACGAAAACTACGACACTCCCATGAGAGTCGATACAGCCAAAAAGTTTAGCGATATCGTAAAGATTCCAATGGATCAAATTATTTTTTTTAAGCAGTAACTACACTTGAAGTGTAGTTTTGGAAGTGTCAATCGACGACCTAATGAATCAAGGAGGAACAACTATGGAAAACACATTAAAAGAACTTCTCGCAGAAGTCAAAAGCATCAACGAGAAGTTGGAACGGATTGAGAAACACACAAAGCCAATCGACCTTAAAGTAGATGTAGCTGCTAAGTTAGACGAAATCAAGGCTAAGAAAGATAACCAAATTTAGGAGGAAACAATAATGGCAAAGGAAATTAAAGTAACGTACGAAATCAAAGCAGTTGTCATCAAGGAAGCTATTAAATTGGTGGAGCAAATCAAAGAAGCACACCGCGAATCTCACGATGTGCTCGAAATCAAAGTTACTAATCATTAAAAGAACAGCACAACCTTGATTATCTCACCGGGCAAAGAAACTATCTTATCCCCAATGAAAATGTAGTGAGCATCCCTATGGAAAGTGAAGTTAGGAAAATTTTGGGGTTCAATCTTAGTAACCTGGCCACTACTCCGGTCTACGTATTTAACCCCATCAATATTATTGATTTCGTATCCGCCTTCGCTGGTAACTACATGAGCCTTCATATCATCACCTCCCACTGACTAAGATTCCCGAATGAGGGGACAGTCATCGTCATTCTACCATCTAGGTAGGCTGGAGGGGATATAGGAATCGCAACTCAGCAAGAAACCTAAAACATTTAGCAAGAATCTTAAACTTCAGAAGAAAGATGAGGAATCACAATGTCAACAGTAGTCAAAAGCCAAAATTACACTGTGCAAGAAGTGGCTGACCTGCTCGGATGCAGCAAAAGCCACGCTTACAAGCTAGTACGCCAAATTAACAAGGACTTGAAAGAGAAGAATTTCTTGGTATTACCAGGCAAAGTAAACAAGCTAGCGTTCCATGCAGTAGCGGGAGGAGCACCGGAATGAAATTATCAATGAAGAACATTCACATTTACAGCTGTATCTTCTTGTATATCATGTGCTTCTTTACCGCTATCTGGGCGTGGTGGTGCAACGGATGTCAACCAGGAGGAGATCCAGTGGCTAACGGAGTCATCATCATCGCAATGGTCATTGGTGGAATAGCAACAGGACTATATGAAGAAGGGATGAAAAAATAGTGCATTATGATGATTTGCCACGTTTCGCCAAACTAAACGCAATTAAACAAGTGCCAAACGGCTATAGCGTATATGACTACCGTTACACGGAAGAAGGTTTAATTATGACCTGCATCCGAGATAAACGACATGAGACAGCGCTAGAGCAGTTGGAACAATCGATAAGAGAATACAAAAAGTCCCGCGAACACACGCATATTAAGGACATCGTGGAGTTCGCGAGACTATTAGAAAAAACCCTATAAAGGGTAACCATGGATAAGGAGATTATAACATGAAATGTGTAAAAAAAGAAGAAAGAATTTATGTCGGAGAATACACTACAGCCAAGTACCCACGGGTCCGCATTGAACGTGAAGCCTACGAAAAATTGTGCTTCATCGCAAACGAGACCGACCGTACATTGAATGATATCGTGACGACCTGCATCGATTTCGCTATTAGCCAAATGTCTTGCGAAGTCGAAGAAATCAAAGTCGAGCGTCGTGTGTTCCGATTAGCTGGGGAGGAAGTCTAATGACAATAAAAATTGCATCACTCACTACCGAAAATGTAAAGCGCGTTAAATCCGTACACATTGAGCCTAGCCCAAATGGATTAACAATTATCGGTGGTAATAACAACAATGGTAAAACGAGTATTTTAGACTCAATCGCTTGGGCCCTGGGCGGCAATAAGTATCGTCCTAGCAAAGCGCAACGTGAGGGGTCAGTGGTTCCGCCAACGATTAACCTTAAGCTATCGAACGGACTTATTGTTGAAAGAAAAGGGAAGAATAGCGATCTAAAAGTGACAGACCCAACTGGCAACAAAGCAGGTCAAAACTTATTGGATAGCTTTGTCGAAGAACTGGCTATCAACCTGCCTAAATTCATTAACTCTAGCGATAAGGAGAAGGCTAACACCTTACTTGAAATTATTGGAGTTGGCCAACAACTGTATGAATTAGAATGCCAGGAGAAAGAAAAATACAACATGCGCCGGTCAATTGGTCAAATAGCCGACCAAAAAGAAAAGTTTGCGAAAGAGCAGCCGTTCTATCCGGAGGCTCCGAAGACCTTGGTCTCTATTACGGATCTCATCACGCAACAACAAGATATTCTGGCCAAGAACGGTGAGAATCAACGTAAGCGTGATATGACCGACCAGCTTCATCGGCAAGCTACTCAATTGATGGCAGAGATTGAGCGACAAGAAAATACCTTGGCTAACCTCAAAGCACAATATCAAAGCGTCCTACGAGATTACGACGTGGCGCAGAAGACATCCGAGCAACTCCAAGATGAATCAACCGAGGAGCTCGAAGAGTCAATTGCAAATATTGAAGCTATCAACATCAAAGTCCGAGCTAACCTGGATAGAGAGAAAGCCGAACAGGATGCTGCAGAGTATCGTACGCAATACAGCAGCTTGACAACGGAGATTGAATCACTTCGTAAGCAACGGATGGATCTATTGCAAAACGCAGACCTACCGCTAGAAGGCCTTTCGGTTGAAGATGGAGAGTTGCTTTACAACGGCCAACGTTGGGATAACATGTCAGGCTCTCAGCAGCTCATGGTATCAACCGCTATTGTCCGTAAGCTTAAACCAGAATGTGGGTTCGTCCTCATCGACAAACTCGAACAGATGGATATGCAGACGCTCAATGAGTTTGGCGCATGGCTCGAACAAGAGGGCCTCCAAGCTATCGCAACACGAGTATCCACAGGGGATGAGTGCTCTATCATCATCGAAGATGGATATGTTAAGAATTCGGAATCAGCACCTGCTGCCCCACCTACACCTAAGTGGGAAGCCGGTAAATTTTAGAAAGGGGAATGACAATGAATATTACAAGAGGAGTTCAGTCTAGAGCCCAGAAGACTGTTATCTACGGTCCCGAAGGGGTAGGTAAGTCGCAATTAGCAAGTCAGTTTCCGGAGCCTCTCTTCATCGATACGGAAGGGTCCACAGGCAACATGGATGTGGCACGATTGGATAAGCCAACAAGCTGGACAATGTTAATGAATCAGATTGCTTTTGTCAAAAGTAATCCGACAGTTTGTAAGTCACTAGTTATCGATACAATCGACTGGGCAGAGCGTCTCTGTATCGAGCACATCTGCGCTAGCCATAACAAGAAAGGGATTGAAGACTTCGGTTACGGCAATGGCTATACCTATGTATCAGAGGAATTTGGCCGCTTACTGAATCGGCTTCAGGAATTAGTGGACATCGGTGTGAACGTGGTTTTAACAGCGCATGCCCAAATCAAAAAATTTGAGCAGCCAGATGAAATGGGAGCCTATGATCGCTGGGAATTGAAACTAGGTAAGAAGACCACCTCTCAAACAGCACCGTTAGTAAAAGAATGGTGCGACTTACTTCTATTCTGTAACTACAAAACGCATGTTGTGGCTTCAGACGACAAAGGTAAGAAGCATAAGGCCCAAGGCGGGACCAGGGTCATGTATACCGAGCATCATCCCGCGTGGGATGCTAAGAACCGCCACGGATTGCCATTCGAAGTCCCATTGGCATACGGTTCAATCGCCCACATCTTCGAACGCCAAGCGCAATCGCCACAGCCAAATCCAACACCTGTACAACCGGCTCCTAAGCCAGCGCAACCTGTACAAGCAGTACAACAAACACCACCTGTCGCTCAACCGCAACAAGCCCCTACCGCAGAACCTGTATTAGCCCAGGCAGTAGCAGAGGCACACGAAGCAGAGCAAACAGCACTCTTTGGCGACGGTATCCCAGAGGCTCTCCGAGATCTAATGAGAGCTAATGCAGTGACCTCTCAAGAGATTGAACGTGCGGTGGCTGAAAAAGGATTTTACCCACTGGGGACCCCAATAGCTAACTATGACCCTGGCTTTATCGACGGTGTATTAGTGGCAGCATGGGACCAAGTATTTGAACACATCAAGAAAGATAGAGAATTACCATTTTAGGAGGAAGTGCAATGAGCCAAATTAACTTAAATCTATCTCAGTTAGCAAATGGAGGTATTCAGGAGAAGATAAACTCCGAATTAGAAAAAGTCTTAGATAACATCATGGACCCAAATACTAGCCCTAAAGAAAAACGGAAGCTTGTCATCACCTTAACCTTTTCGCCTAACGAAGACCGCTCACTCATCACAACGGAAGCTAATATCAAGCCTAGCCTAGCAGCACAAAATAATGTATCAACAATGATCATGGCTGAGAAAGATTGGAAAACAGGTGAAATATACGCTAATGAACTTCAAAGCGGAGCAAAAGGCCAAACTTTCTTCGACAATGACGGTTACCTTCGAACCGACACAGGCGAGTTAATCGAAGATAAAGCGGAAAGTTCAACAATCGTAGACTTTAATAAAAAACGTGCCTCTAACTAAGAAAGGAAGTAAAAATCATGTCAGAAAATATTAAAGAAGCTTTAGAATACGCAGTCGACTTATCAAGAGATGCTGAACCTATTTTGGTAGATGACGCAGGCGATGAATGGTACGACGGGAATCGCTATAACATGAAGCCATTGGAGTCGCCTGTTTACTTACCTAAAACAATGGAGCTTAGCACATTGACTGGTTTGGTAGACTATATCAAATCAGGGCTCAATGAACTCAACGAGCAAAATCTAATTGTTCAAGTCGCGGGGCCTCGCCTGGTTAATGTTTATGCAGAAGATGAATGCATGTATAAAAAACGAGCTCATCTTGTTGAGGTATCTGCAATTGGCTTGATTCCAAACCTTACACTGGACTACTACATGGATCAAGAGAGATTCAACATTGAATTGCAATCTAAGTATGAAGATGCAAACGACCGGAATCTGCTCCTTGAATTCACCTCTAAAGTAAAAGTTGAATCAGGAAGTGAAACGACCGACAATGGCGTGTCTCAAATCACGACAATTAAGAATGGTGCTGCTAGCTTAACAAAAGCCGTAGTTCCTAATCCAGTTAACTTGAAGCCTCGACGGACTTTCTTGGAAGTAGAACAACCAGCTAGCCTATTCGTTTTCCGGATGAATAAGCAAGGCGAGCTAGGCTTGTTCGAGGCAGATGGTGGAGCATGGCGCTTAGAAGCTATTCAAAACATTGCTAACTATCTCAAAAAACAATTAAAAGACCACGGAAATGTCACTATTTTAGCTTAATAACAGGAGGAAACGAAAATGACAGAACAATACAACAACTTCGAACGTGAATTAGATTGGAACGACCAAATTACCCAGGACAGCGAATTCGTCATCTTAGAGCCAGGCGAGTACTGGTTCAAAGTTGAAAAGTTTGAACGTGGTCGCCACACACCTAACCCTCAAAACCCAGGTAAACTACCAGCCTGCAACAAGGCAGTTCTAACATTGGAAATCGTAACAAATGATGGCCAAACCAAGAAGTTGACTCACAACCTATTCTTGCATTCACGCACAGAGGGAATGCTATCAGCCTTCTTCGGTGCAATCGGTCAGAAGAAACATAAGGAGCCTCTTCAAATGAACTGGAACCTAGTCTCTGGCGCTGTCGGCGTTTGCTCCATCAAGAAAGGCCTATCTCGCAATGGTAACGAGTTTAACGAAGTCGGCTACATGATCTATCAAGACGATGTCGACCCAACCAAGCAATTAAACCAACGACCAGGGATGGCAGCACAACCTATGATGCAAGCACAGCCTCAATTCCAACAACAACCACTTGTGCAGCAATATCAGCAACAACCATTACCTACACCTCAGCCTCAACAATGGCAACAAGGTAGCTTCTAATAGGTGACTCGAATGGAATTACGACCTTATCAACAAGAAGCCCGTGAGTCCATTCAAAAAGAATGGGAGAACGGCAATAAAAAGACCCTGCTGGTATTACCGACAGGGTGTGGGAAGACAATCGTCTTTTCCAAAGTAATCGAAGACCGAGTGAGAAAGGGCGAGCGAGTGCTCGTCCTAGCTCATAGGTCAGAGTTGCTAGAACAGGCAAGCGACAAGCTTAAACAATCAACAGGCCTCAATACGGCCACAGAAAAAGCAGAAGAAACAAGCATTGGCAGTTGGTTTCGCGTAGTAGTTGGGTCTGTCCAAACACTCCAGCGTGACAAAAGGCTTAGAAAATTCGCCAAGGACCACTTCGACACGATTGTGGTAGACGAAGCCCATCACTGCATATCAGACGGCTATCAACGAGTGCTCGGACATTTCGACCAAGCAAATGTACTAGGAGTGACAGCAACACCGGACCGTGGGGATATGCGTAACCTGGGTACTTACTTTCAATCACTGGCTTACGAATACACCTTGCCTAAAGCGATTAAGGAAGGGTACCTATCTAAGATTAAGGCACTTACAATTCCTTTGACCTTGGACCTTTCGGGTGTTGGTACTCAAGCTGGTGACTTCAAATCAAGCGACCTAAGCTCTGCGCTAGATCCATACCTTTACCAAATCGCCGATGAGATGGCTAAGCAATGCCAGGACCGTAAGACGGTGGTATTCCTACCTCTCGTTAAGACGAGCCAAAAATTCCGCGATATTCTCAACGAGCGAGGCTTCAAAGCAGCAGAGGTGAATGGTGAGTCAAAAGACCGGGCAGAGGTCCTAAAAGACTTCGAAGACGGCAAATACAATGTGCTTTGCAATTCAATGCTGCTAACTGAAGGTTGGGATTGCCCATCAGTCGACTGTGTTGTGGTCCTCAGACCGACAAAAGTCAGGGCCCTCTATAGTCAAATGGTAGGGCGAGGCACTCGGTTATTCCCAGGGAAAGAAGAGTTACTGTTACTAGACTTCCTATGGCACACAGAACGGCATGATTTATGCCGGCCAGCAAGTATTATTGCAACCGACGAAGCCGTTGCTAAAGCGATGACTAAACGCTCAGAGGAAGCAGCTAACGTGGCCGTAGACATCATGGAACTAGAAGAGGTAGCTGTTAAGGATGCCGTCGCAGAACGTGAAGAAGCACTGGCTAAGAAATTATCTGAGATGCGTAAACGTAAGCGGTCGTTAGTAGACCCCCTGCAATTCGAAATGAGTATCCAAGCAGAAGACTTAGCCAATTATGTTCCTGCCTTTGGCTGGGAAGCTGGTCCACCGTCTGAAAAACAACTGAAGGCACTAGAGAAATCCGGTATCTTCCCAGATGAAGTAGAAAATGCCGGTAAAGCCAAGCTTATCCTTGATCGCCTCGACAAGAGACGAAGCGAAGGGCTAGCGACGCCAAAACAAATAAGATGCCTAGAGCGGTACGGATTCCGCAACGTAGGCATCTGGAAATTTGATAATGCTAAGCGACTCATCGACCGAATTGCAGCCAATAACTGGCGCGTCCCTCGTGGTGTCGATGTCGCTAGTTATGAGGGGTGAGAATTATGTTATTAGTATCAGTAATCATCAACCTGGTAATCCTATATTTTTACTCATACTACCTAGCGATAGAACTGGGTAAGATGGAAGATAGGATTGATAAGAAGATGATGCTACTCAAAGATTACCTCACAGAAAGATTTTCCAATAGGAGTTAATTCATATATTGAACGGTCGAAATCTACAATTTCATTTTCTTGGAGAGCGAGCACTGGATGGTCATGGTTCTGCTCTACGATTTGAGATAATAGTCTTTCTCCGGTCTCGTATCGTTGAATAAATCTCGGAGCGTTTAAAGACGAACCGGTGTCATGTTTGATTAAGTTTGCTGATTCGAGCAGCGATAGGTCTAGTTCCGCACCGTATGTATTAGAAGAGTCTAATAATAGAATAGCGTGCCCAGGGTATCTTGCTATCCCAGTATTTTTAGTAGATATCTTTAACTCTACATAAGGAGTTAAGGATAGCGTGTTTAAATATAGAGATTTTAGTAAATTAGCTTCACTTGGTGTCATATTAGAAATGATTGTGCTAAAGATAGGTAGCACTTTATCGCTTTTCCTATTATCCAGTGTTGAGGTAATAAGCTTGGTAAAGAGTTCTCTAATATCGTCTTCGTCTAGCTGATACTTAGAATCTTCAATTGCTTTTAAGACTAGGCCTAGTTTAGAATCATCTCTATTTTCAAGCGGAATACTAGAGGTTCCCTCCTCAAGTTCCTTTTGAAATTTATCGAGTTTAAATTGTCTTTGCATATTAAAGCGTCTTATTCCATCTAAAGCAACGTGGAATACAGCTTCAAGAATGTCTTTTCCTGCGTTCCCAACAGATTCAGCGATAGGTTTAGCTAACGCATCGCCTGTCTCTGAAGAGATTGGAAGTTGTGGGAGATTTGAATCCATAAAAGACACATCCTTATACGTGTATTTTTAATCACATTATATCACACAGAGAAAGAAGGTGATACCTTGTCAGAAATTAAATTAACTGAGCTACTCGAATATGTCGACCCTGCATTGTGCTCTTACCAGGAATGGGTCAACGTCGGGATGGCCCTCAAACACGAAGGCTACACAGCTATGGACTGGGACTCATGGTCCAAAGGAGACCATGCTCGCTATCACGCAGGTGAATGTTTTAGAAAATGGGACTCTTTCGAAGGCAGCAACACCCCGGTTACCGGTGGGACCATTTACCAAATGGCAGTCGATGGCGGCTATGAACCGCCAAGGTCATACGACGATGGCCGAGGAGAACTCGACTGGGACAGTACAATCAAGTATGACAACGACTATAAAATCATCGATAAAGACTGGGTAGAAGCCAAAGAAATTAAAGAGCCTGATCACTGGAACCCAGTGGCAGAAATTACCAAATACCTCGAAATCTTATTCGATAGCACCGAAAACGTCGGCTATGTGACTGAGACGTGGGAGAAGGATGGCAAGCATCTACCGACCTCTGGCTCATACGACCGAACAGCAGGTGAGCTAATCCAACTCCTAAATCGATGCGAGGGTGACCTAGGAAGAGTATTCGGGGACCCGAAAGAAGAAGCCGGTGCTTGGATTCGATTCAACCCATTGGACGGTAAGGGCGTCAAAAATGATAACGTGACCGATTATAGGTACGCCTTAGTCGAGTCAGACAGTACCGACCTGGCGAAACAAAACGCCATTATCCGAGAGTTAGAGCTTCCTGTTGCCTGCTTGGTCTATAGCGGTGGTAAGTCCGTACACGCAATCGTAAGAGTTGAGGCAAAAGACTACAACGAATACCGGACTCGTGTTGACTACCTGTACAGCATCTGTAAGAAAAACGGCCTAGCAGTCGACTCTCAAAACAAGAATCC